GTGCTTCTGGAAGTAACCCTAATTTCTACCCTAATGCTTACCAATTCGGTAACTCTGATTACCTAGATATCGTTAACTCTGTACCTACTCCTAACGGGGTAACTGGACCTAATGCACCTACCGGAACCTCAAGAGTTCTCCAAGCATATAACGCATCTTCGTTATTCCAGAATGTTAAATATGCAGAAATTGCTAACGAAGACATTATTTGGTTAAATTCAGCAGGAACTTCTGTAAATAATCTTTCTTTCGAAACCACTGTTGATAGGGATCAATTTGACTATGTTAATACCAGATCGCATACAAACATTTCTTTAGCGGGTAATACCATAAACAATATAGCTTTATTTGGAACCACTTTTGCTTCTGATAATATAGGTACCCCGGTATCTAGCCAGAAATTTGATATAATCTCCAAAGAAGGATCAATTAACCAATTTGTAGATTGTACTAGAATAGACACAACATCATTCTTCGTAACAGCAGATGCTAACGGTAACGTCCCAATATCAGTTGGTGATTTGGTAGTCTCTACCGATCTTGACATTTGCGTACCTACAACAGGTAATCAACAAAGCAGATTAGCTAAGATCACTAGAGTTGCTTCAACAACCACATCGGGAACTTATGAAGTAGTATGCGCTAGACCTGTACTTTACTATTCAGGAAACGGAAATATGTCAAGAGTACAAAAATTCCAATCGATAGCTCAATTCACTAGATCTTTTGATTTCACTTATCTTTCTGGATTTACAATGAAAGAATCACATAGACCTAATGGTAGTGATGCTAGAATTACTGAGATACTTAATGTTATGTATGACACTAATATTGCTAAAACATTAGCATCTAAGGACGTTATATCATTCAGATATGTAGTAGATACTTTCTCTGGTCAAATTTTAGGCGAATCTAAGAAACAATTAAGTAGATTGGCAATGCTTAGACAGCAAGCACTTGCTCTTATTAACGCTCCTTCAATGGCTCAATTCCAGGCTAGTACCGATCCTAGATTTACTAATGCTCCTACAGCTGCTAATCCTTATCCAAGCTTAAATACTGCTTACATAGTTGATGGAGGTAACTTATCATTAAATCCTAGTTATACTTTCAGCTTACCTAGTGAAGCAGAAGGATCTAAATTTGCTGCATTCTACGCTCCTTATATCACTATCAGAGAATCTAATAGAAATATAAACGTACCACCAGCTGCTATGGTATCTAACAACTTCGTTAGAAAATTTGCTACCGGTGAACCTTATGCAATTATCGCAGGTCAAAAGAGAGGTATCTTAAGTGGTGGCGGTAGTATAGTAGGAGTTGAATATGACTTTACCGATGACGACAGAGCAAATCTTGAACCATTTGGTATTAATCCAATCATCAAGAGAAGAGGAATAGGAGTAGTAATATTTGGTAATCAAACTGCTTATCAACAAGTTAACTCTGCATTTAATTTAGTTCATGTAAGAGATCTTTTAATAAGCATAGAGACAGACGTTCAATCTATTCTATCTAATTATCTATTTGATTTCAACGACGATTCAATTAGACTTGAAATTAAAACATTAGTTGATAATTACCTAGACGGCGTAAGAGCTGGTGGTGGAATTTACAACTACCAAACTGTTATGGATGCTTCTAATAATACCCCAGCAATCATTGATATGAATATGGGAGTTATAGACGTTATCATTGAACCTGCTAGAGGCATACAGAAATTTATAAATAGGATCACTGTTACAAGAACAGGTGGTATAGCAGCTGGAGGTTTTATTCAATTCGTATAAAAAATTAAGTATATAAAAAAATCCTAGAATATTAATTTATTCTAGGATTTTTTTATGTATTCCCATTTTAAGCTTCCGTAATCCCACAATTTATAATATCCACGTTCTGTCATTATTTCGTCGCCTGTTTTATTTGGATCGTAACCTTCGCTTATTAGCTTATCCTTTCTGTAATTAAACCTACCAAATCTAAGATTTCCCTTACACCACCAGTAATTTGGTTGCTCGTCGTTAATTAAAGTAAATCCTAGTTTTTCGTATAAATTACCAGTTCCCCATGAATTATCTTGATATGATATTATCTTATTAAAATCGTATTTTTTTATAAAATTAGAAAAAAGCTTAGATGCACCGCCAATAACTATGTGATTCTTTTTAGAACAAAACCTTATTAATTCATATTCTCCTTGTTTTTTACTAGATCCTAATGATTTTCTTCTTTCACCAAATGTCATAAGAGAGATTAATTCGTAATTATGAAAAAGACCTAGTTTAATTTTTGATGGAGAATACCCTTGCAGATGATTACTCATTAGAAAATCTCTCTCCTCCTTAGGTGTAATATTTTTTATGATGCATTTCCTAGCATGTATCCTTGTTGGTGTTTTAAGTAATGCTGATATCCTTGATTTCATAAGATCCTTTTTTAATAGCCAATCGTCTTCCCAAATATTATAAAGATGAATTCCTTCTTTTCTAATTGCCTTTTTCTTATTTATGTTACCGAATTTACCCTTGAATATTTCGCTATGCCAATATATGCCATCGAACTCAAATCCTATGTTTAAATCAGGGAGATATACATCTATCTCTTTATTTAATTTAGGTATTTTGTAATTTTTTACTATCCTATTATTGTATATGGATTCTATAAAATCACACATCTCATTTTCAGGTACTGAGCAAGCATATAAGGGTGGATTACATGTTAAACATGGGTCTATTCCTGCACTTAGTCTTTTCCTAAAGAATGATGTAGAGAATTCAGATTCAATATTACATTTATCACATAATATTTTAACAGCTTCCTTTTTTTTATCATACATTAATACCTTTATACGCATTCGAAATTTTAATATCAGATCATCTCTTTTAGCTGAGTTTATTTCCTCTAGTTGCTTAGCTATTTTATCTGAATTACCCTTTACTTTTAACCAACTGGTTTCACCAAATCTATCTATATTAGTTTGTTTTATCCTTTCTATTATTTCCTTATTTTTTCCTGGATTGTCTACACCATATCTTTCTATTGATGTTTTTTTAAACCTTTGTTTGAATTCATCGGTTTTAAACAAATGGTCTACCCCGTATTTTTCCATATAATGTTTTTTGAGCGATTCTACATTTTTTTCGCCTTTACATTCTTTAGAACTACATGTTTTATTGTAGCCTTTCTTTAAATTTCTCCATGTTCTTGGTTTCCCACATTCGCATAGATGTATTTTTTTATCGTCAAAAATGTACTTTGCTATCTGCGGATATGTTGGACGGGGGTAATTTTCAAAAATAGATGCACCTTCTATATTAATAAATTCTATTATGTCTTCCCTATTTTTACACCATTTATGGAATGAATTGGCATGTATCTGTCCTTTTTTTATTAATTGGTATTTTTCTAATAATATCTCAGCAACTGTTTTCATATATCCCTCTTGTTGGTTTGATATTATATATCAGTAACCTGGTTGTTGTTTCAAAGTTTTTAGTTTTATTATATGTTGATGATATATAGTATAGAAAATAACAGTAATCCTATATGGCAGGACTATCCCATTATCAAAATTCATTATCAGCAATAAACAAATACGAACCTGTTTATCTGAACCAGTTTGAGGTTACAGTTATACCTCCTTCTGCTGTAGCTGGTGGAGATATACTTCTTCAACATGTGTCAAAGGTCGGCGGGCTTACCCTAGATAAAAACCCGGGTTTAGTTACTCAAAAATATAAGTTTGCCAAAAGGAACTATGCTGGAGCTAAACCAGACAATACCTATCTGGATTTAAGCTTAAGCTTCACTGTCAACTTAAATGATGATAACTCAATGTATGTTTTTAAAACTTTAAGACAGTGGAGTGATTTGATCTATAATCCATTAACTGGTGCAATGGGTCTTAAAAATGACTATACAGGTACTATCGTAGTTTCTATATTTAATAAACAAGGAGACGTTTTCAGAAGAATAACATGTAAAGACTGCTATCCGACTAAGGCGATAAGTGAAATGAATCTTAATTATACATCAACCGATATATTCAAAGTTGATGATATGACTTGGGCCGTTGATTACTGGGATGATCTATTCTTATAAAAAAAATACAAAAATAAATGGCAGGTTTACCACATTTTACAAACTCTAAAGCCGCGATAAACAACTACGAACCGGTATATCTTAACCAATTTGAGGTTTTGATTACACCTCCTTCTGGAATAGTAGATGCTAGCACGACTTTCAAGGGGGAATCAATTTTAGCACAACAAGTTAAATCTATAACTGGTTTGGCCGTAGATATTTTAGCAAATGGAAACGTTGAACAAACGTATAAGTTTGCTCAAAGAAGATATGCTGCAGGCGAGCCTACTACTAGTGATATGACATTAAGTATGGAATTTGAGGTTAACTTAAATGACGTAAATTCAATGAGCGTTTACAAGATACTTAGACAATGGAGCGATTTAATATATAATCCTTTAACAGGAGCAATGGGTATTAAGAGTGATTATGTTGGATCTATGGTAATCTCTATCTTTAATAAAAGAGGTGACGTTTTCAGAAGAATTAGAATACCGTCTTGCTTCATAAGTACTGCTATTAATGATATGCAGTTAGATTATGAAAATCCTGCTATCTACACAGTATCTACATCGTGGATATGTGATTACTGGGAAGATTTATTCGTATAGAATTATATTATTTATTAAATACGAAAGGAGACAAATTAATTTGTCTCCTTTTTTGTTTTTTGTTATATAATAAGAAAAAAATAAGTTAATAATGGACAATAACATTTCGCCGGAAGAAATACTTAGGAGAAAGGAAATTGCTGGAGGTATAGAATATGATGATCACCAACAGGTTACAGATGAACCTAAGGTGATATCGCAGGTTCAAGAATTATCAGCTAGACAAGAACAGATACAGCAGCCAATTCAGCAGCCAATTCAGCAGCCAGCGCAGCAACTACAGAATGATCAGTCTTTATCGTCTTTGGGCAAAGCTCAAAGCGTAAATAGGCCAATATCATTAGAGATGGGATGGAAAAATATTCCTGTTGAAATTTTACCTTCAGAAGGAATGTATTATCCTGAGGGAACTAAAATTGCTATTAGAGCAGCAGAGGTAAGAGAGATCAGACATTTTTCTACTATAGATGAGGATGATAAACTGGATATCGAGGAAAAATTAACCCATATTATAGATAGATGCTCGAGAATGGATTTTCCTGGTGAGGGAGTAGTTTCTTATAAAGACCTTAAACAAGAAGATAGATTCTTTATTATAATGGCTATTCGGGATCTTACTTTCGTAAAAGGTGAGAATTCGATAATACTTAAGCCACATAAAACGTGTAACCAAACTCCTGATTGTCCATTCAATGATGGAATAGAACTTAGAACAGGTGTACTAAGTTCCTATGATTTGGATGAACAAGTAGCTAAGTACTATAATAGAGATACAAGAAGTTTTGTTTTTAATGTTAAAAGAATTGATAAAACAGTAGAACTGTATATTCCTAGTATAGGAGTTACCCAGGAGATAACGTCCTTTATAAGTGAGTGTGCTAAGAAAGGTATTGATATCGATGAGGGATTTTTAAACATAGCTCCTTTCATGTTTAATGAATGGAGGGATCTAAATTTTCAGAGAATACTTTCTAAAATGAGAGAAAGTGATTATTGGACTAAAGAAGAATTTAGCTTATATTTTGAACTTGCAGAAAGAATTAAAATGGGAACAAAGCTAGAGGTAAAACAAAAGTGCCCGTTATGCGGTGATATGGAGATCGCCGCTAAAATAACCTTTCCCTACGGGCTCAGATCTCTTTTCGTTATTTCAGATATCTTTAGAGAACTTCTTTGATATTAAATTCAGACTATGGAAGGAACATAGTCTAGACCCAAATTGGGTAGAAAGTATACCTTTCTATGAATACCAGATATGGATAGATAAACTCAATGATGCCATAGAGGTCGAGAACGCAGAGGCCAAAGCACAAAGCGGATTCAAAGAGTTGTTTAGTTTCGGTAAGTAATTTTATTGAAATATATAGATATAATATCCAAATTAAATGGCAGATCCTAATCAAAAATTGTTTTCCCAAATAGCCGATCTAGGCAGGAACATAAACTCTCTAGCTGAGTCTATTAAGAAAAATACGTCCGCTACTGAGTCTCTTGTCTCTGCAACAGATAAATCTGTGAAAAGTGAAAAGGAGTCCGCTACGGCCTCTAATAAGGCTTCTACGACTAATGTTACTGATACTAATAAAGGAGGTGAAGCGATAAAGGATCTTACCAAGATTCTTTCTGGTCTTTTAGGAGAGAAGGGACCTTTGATGGGAAAAATAGCAGAAATGGCTAAGAGTAAAATATTACCCGCTTCAGGTCCAGTTAAACAACTAATTGAACAACCTAAGGATTTTAGTAATATTGCTGGAGGATTAAAGGGCATAATTAAAGCATTCCAAGAGGGAGGGGTTGCTAAGAAGGATGGTAAATATTTGGTTGGAGAAAACGGTCCGGAAGTTGTCAAGTTACCTAAAGGAGCTGGTGTCATTCCGATCAACGTAAAGGATTTAATTGAGGGTTTAAAAACAGTCCCCGAATTAGCAAATATCATAAAGGATAAGGATAGTGTAGATTTTTACGGTAGCATAAGCAATAGCTCCGTAATCGATAGCAAGGGAAAAGTAATCAGTTTGAATAGACTTTCTGCTGATTACGAAAATAAAGGTGACAATGCTAAAGATAGTGAAACTGCAAATAGAATGAGCAATGCTCAAGGTATAGTTGATTCATTAATAGACTTAGGAAGAAATAATATAACTAATGAGGTTAATAAGATTGATGGCGAGACAATGGATCTTGCTACTAAATCTAAGCTTAATTACGAAAAGAGGGACCAACTGGTAGATGATATCTTAAGAGAGGTTGACAAAAATGGAGACTATTACAATACTTTGGCAATTTCTAAAGCTGCACTTTTGGCAACAAAGACAATTTTAGATAAAGAAAAAGAAGGAGAAAAAGGTACTGGTGCTAAAGCAGAGGAATCTTTATCTGGACTACCAGATAATCTAGTAAAAGAAAGCGAAGCAGATCTAAAGAAAGAAGCTGCAGATCTTAAAAAAAGCCAATCTGTCGTAGGTGCTAAAGATGACAAGAAAGAAAAGGGCGGGCTTTTTTCTAAATTCAAAAAGAATAAGGATAATGAAGAAAATGCTAGGAGAGAGAAGAATGAATCTGCTCTTCTTTCGAAAGTAGGTGCAGGAGCAGAGAATGCTCTATTTTCAGCAGCAGGGAATGCAGCAGAAAGCCTAGGTATAGCTAGTCCTTTAGCTAAAAAAGGACTCAATGCACTAAAAGGTGCTATTGATAAAAAAGGCGGACTTGTAAATCTTTTTTCTAAAAAATCTGAATTCAAAACAGAATTGGAAAAAAAATCTACCATTCCTCCAAATGCCAATCCAGCATTAGTTAATGATGTTAAAAAGCTTACACCAGTGGCAAAGAAGGAAGCTGCTAAAACTCAAGAAGCATCAAAGGAAATTAGATCAGAAGAATCCAAAGCAACTCCAACGTCAGCACCTACTTCTGATACTAAAAAAGATAATGATAAAAAATCAGAAGCATCTGAACCAAATAAAAGCGGATTAGGTAGTGATAAGGATATACAGGATATAAAAAATGCACTTACTAGAATGGCTGGACTTCTGGAAGGTACATTAACGGTTTCCCTTTTAGATCAACCATTTAGACCAGATTCTAGAAATTTTTAAAAAAATATCATAAAATATTTTTTTTTATCGTATAAATTTCTTATGTTTGTAGAAATTACAAACTAATGGAGTTAACTACACTATCGCATTATTCAGGACGAGAAATAGTTTCAGCAGATTTTGATTTTTCCAATCCTGATTTTCTTAATATAAACAATTGGAGTGTCAAAAAAATTGGAAAAACTTTTGACATCTCGTGGGATCATTCAGACTTTATTCAAAAAAGCCCTTTGTACAGAGACGAAAACGGAGACAATATAAAGGCAATGAAAAACGATCTCATCTATTTGCAAATGGCCAAAACATGGGCAAAAAATTCACATTGTAAAAGAATGCATGTCGGATGTTTAATGGTTAAGGATAAATCTATAATCTCCGACGGGTACAATGGATCTCCTACTGGATTTC